TTGCACAATAAACTTCCCTTGAAAAAAATTCTGTTTAATGTCATCTGACCATTGAGCCGTAAATCTCACCAAGTGAAATCCTGAAAAAATTGCTCCGTAGAAATTCGCATCGTTCACTTCTTGTTGTACAGGCTGACCGAATGCCAATGATAAGAATAGTAGCCACTTCATTGAACTGCAATTCTAAGGTTAACGACTTGTTGTTTTAGTTTTTCAATTTCATCTTGCAACTCTTCAACCGTCTCGTAAATTTCATCTTGGTTTTCTTGTAACGCCCCTACCTGAGATTTATATTGTTCGTACGAAGCAGGATGGTTATAGCCTTGAGGTTTACTTGGGTATTCACTCTCATATAAAGATTCTAAGGTTGGCAATTCCTTTGCTTCCTGTATCTCTCCCATCATCATATAATAAAATCCGACAAGCGTTGCGATTCCTACGCCAAGAGAAACCATAGTCTGGATTGAAAGAGTAAATTTTGTATCTTGTGATAATTCTTGCGCCATTAGTATTTAGTTCCCCAACTTTTCTTTCTGTCGTTCACTTCTTTTGTAGTGGTATGAGTTTCTGTTTTCGCACCACCACCACCTCTACGCTCTCCATCGTTTCTTGTATTAGATTGAGTGCGTATAACACTACGATACTCTAATGGTCTGTAATAATAGTCATATCCATAAGGATAACGAGGTGCATATCTATAATATATATCTTGATGCCTTACAATCGGCTTCTTGTCTTTCAATAATTCCGATACGGTGAGTCCAAACAAAGCACCAATAATAAAATATCCAATTGCTTTCATCAAAATTCTTCCTCAACGGTTAATGATAAATTATATATTTCCGGTGCGACTTGCTGCATATCTAAACTGTTATTAGCGAACCGGCCAAAGATATGTTCAGACTCCGCATTGTCCCCTACCGAACTTTTATCAATCGAAAAGATAAACGGAAGATGATTGCCGTTTGTCATATTCCAAACATCGTTCACGAAATTATCATCATCCGCGATAATATCATATTCATCCGGCATAATATCCGTGTTGTTAATAAAGCTGAATTTCATATCATAAATGATTCGGCCACCATGCATATCATATCCGGTTGAAGCCGTCGTAAAAGGCGATTTAGACGTACTCTCTGCCGTTCTACCGTATGTTTTCAAGTTACTGAATCGTTGTCCACCATTAGATTCTTGCAAATCGTTCATTCTGTTATATGAAATCATCCGGGTAATATCGAGATCCGGAGAATGTGGCATATCGTAATATTCGCCAATCATTATACATCCGACAAACATATCCGTACTTCCCCACGTTCCATTAACTGCGTTTCCGGTATTAGTTGTGTTGCCTTCAAATTGGATTCCCCAATATCTATTCGTTTGTTCTGCAAAGCTGACAATCGTTGATCCATCAGTTGCCGGTTCGATCACAACGCTTTTATCATTTGAAGCTGCGGTTGTTGTATCAGCATTTACGACTTCCGTTAAAGTATCATCCGCCCACGTTATATCCGCCGTTTCAGCGTTTGCCCCATCTATTGCGGTAACATCACTTGCGATATCACCGGCGAAGATTCTTATTTTACCAACCGCCGAAACCAGGTTGTGATTTAAAATTGCGATATAAGATTTTTTTGATGTGCTTTGTGTGTCAATCGTTATTAGAACGTGTCCATCTGTATCTGCGCTTGTATCGAATGTGCATTTATTCAATGGTCGCATATCAAATAATTCTGGTTCCGATCCTGTCGTGAATGTTCCCATAAAAGTATTCCCGGCGTGTGTTGCCGTAACATCAAATTCACCATTCTGCGCCACTCCTCTTGACATTAAATAACTTATCTGATCTGTATAAAAACGTGGCGTTCCGATATTCATGTTTGCCATTTAACTTACCTTTATCGCTTTAATTGAGCATCCACTAACCGTCTTGGTAATGTCTGCAACTATAAAATAACCGGTCATTGCGGCTCCATAAATCTTTAACGTAGATGACCAATTACTAAAATCTATTATATCACCAATCTCAAGGTGATTGTATTTCGGACGAACACAACTAAAATTAATCGTATCGTGCCGTTCTTTCATTATGTATAAATATGCCTCCGCCAATTTCGTTGCCGTTGTCGAATCAAGTATTTCATTGGCATCCATTTCGAGCTTCATTGTTTGATTATATCCGTTAACCGTAGTTCCTTGCGAAGTTGAATCGGTTGCGGTGGCTTCTGATTTATTCTGTTTTGCCCCGTAGTCGTGATCGTATTTAATCAGAATGGAATTTTTAACCGAACCAAGCGAGGTCTTTCCGATCTTCCCCAAATCAATATCATAAAAATCAACAGTTTGATCGGAGGATGAATAGTCATCGGTGCGCCTTAATGTCTTGATCTTGAATTTTCCATCCCCGCTAATAAATATATAAGAAAAACAAAGTTTTCCAAGTCGCTCGAGTATATCTCTTGAATTGATAAATTTATATTGTGAAAAGGCAAACTCCACATCACCAACCGCATCTTCGTATATATCGCCCAGGTATCCATCGCTTGTATTTCCAGAAGTATCAAACGAAGCATAATCTATTTCATCTGAAGTCAATCCGCTGATAATATAGCTTTCTCCACTTGCCATAATATTCGTATCAATACTTAATGTCGTTCCGCTATCTCTTGCCGTTACCATTGCACTTGTTTTATCTGTTATATTATAAACAGTCTGGCCGACAATGCTTGTGGCAAACGATGCCGCAGAATCAACTAATTTATTTGAAGTGGTGCTTGTTCCAGATCCCGAATAAAGAATACCTAATTCAGATCGTAAAATACTTTCAATAATAAATACAGGATTTTCAATTAATGCGTTTTTGTTATATCCTTGATTCCTTGAATCTGCATCTATATATGCGCCGTATTGCCTTCCCTTGCCCGAATAATAAACATAATCAATCTTTGCGGGAGTTAAGGCCGTAGCTGTCCGGGAATATATATTGTGGTCATAGGCCATATCCACCGTTTCGGGTCCGCTTGCACCCATCCGCATCATCCTAATCCGTCCGCCTTCATATAATTCTTCAAACTGGTGTGACTCGACATCTTCAATCGTAAAATCAATGGCTGCTCCTGTTTCAACTATTTCAGCGGTATGATCGCTATTATCCGAACCACTCCTTAAACTATACTCAATCGATCCTTCAAAATCCCATGTAGTTGTCTTTCCGCTATAAAGTGAACCGATTGATTCTTTTGTTTCTGAATCATCAGTAATCGTATCGTGATCCGAATTAGTTGAGTTAGCCGTATATCTAAATGTTTCGCTGTTTTCACCTTCAAAATCACTAACCGTTCCCCATTTAACCAAAGCAGATACATCAGAATAAGCACCCAATTTATTTACTTTAGGAAAAGCAAAAGTCATTGTGGCAACTGAATTATTTGTTTCCGATCCACTTGCGGTCCAAAGAGCAACTGCGGAAAAACTACCATCACCAACACGTTCTTCGTTTGCTACCGAATAACTCCCACTACCAGTTTCGGATGCAAGGTTCGACGTGCTTACGGGAACATAAATACTTGCCGTACTTCCTTTATATTCAATTGTTGGATTAGCAGTAATAACATTTGTCCCGGTAAGCGTTGGATAATATCCGTTTTTAAAAATATAAACATTTTCAGCATCTAAAGTATTAACGGCTTGAGTATCAACTTTGGCAAGTGATCCGGCTTCCTGCACGTCCCATTCATTTGTGATAATAGCGGGGAAAGCACCTTTGTAAAAATTATAATATTTATCAAAATGAGATGTCGGAATTGTGCCAATGCCGGACTTTTCGTGGAAGTCGCCGTAAGCCATTGGAATTGGTTTGCCTATATTGTTTGCCGGTGCATTTGTATATGTGGAAGAATCAACCGTATTGATCGGAACGGTCTTATGATATTTTGATGTATTGTCGAAAAGTGTCAAAGTCACATTGTTTTCATCATAATTAATTTCACCAGAAATAACGCCAGATGCAATCATTCGGGCGGCGGTGTCAAGTGTCGCGGTTTCGTTTGTATTTAGAAACAATTCCCATTTGCGATTTGCGAAGTTATTGGTAGCGAGAAGATCGGAGAATCGGTTGCCCTTGATGGACTTGTCGGCGTTAATAAGCGTAACGCTCATATTGCCGATTGAGGTAGTGAAGTTAAAAAAGTCTAACGATTGGCGGTACGCTCCCCAATTCGCAACCAATCCATAATATATATCCGTGCCATCCTGTCGGTGGCGATCACTTACGCCAATGAAAGCCGATTCATCGTTGTAATATAATTTGAGTACCCAGAACGCCGTTGTATTTGCATTTTTGAGGGCGTTGGTAAGA